CATCTGGTGGAACCGGTGCATATCCACCTCGATGTCCGGCCAGTACGTCGGTTCGGCGACCCACGACACCTCCGCGATGCGCTCGGCTAGTTTCCCAGGAGCTGCTTGGCTGCGCCAGCGATGTACTTCTGTGCCACCTTCATGACCGCTTTGTACTCGTCGACGCTGAGACCCTCGCTGGCCAGGACGTCCATCACGGGCTCACCCAGTGCGCCGTACAGCAGGTCGGCCATGGCAAGCTCGGTGTCCTCGCGCAGGCGCAACGCCTTCATGTAGCGGAACACGATCTGGAGGTTGACCTGCTTGGCCCCGGTGTAGACCCGGCCGTTGACCCGGAACAACTCGACCCGGTCCTCCGGCAACTGCCCGGCGCTGGCCCAGTCGTCCCAGATCTCTTCTTTGAACACCCCGGCGGGCAACGCCTTGTCCGCGCCCGCCGGACTGTCCTCGTCGGTGGCCAGCAACTGCGAATTGACTACGATACCCATTTCTCGGCCTTCTGTTGGGTTAGCTGGTCTGGTCCACGACCTTGTAGGGCGCGATCGAGCTGGACACGTAGTGCCCGGCCCACTTGACGCTCCACACAGTCTGGCCGTCCTTCTTGTAGGCGAACGTGATCGGGTCAACCGACAACATCCGCCGACCGATGATCCGGCGCCGGAAAGCACTGGGCGCATAACCATCGAACAGTAGCGGGATGTAGGTCGGCTGAATGACCGCCGCCGTGTTCAGTGGCTCGTAGGTCTTGACGCCAGACGCCGACGCTACCGCCGAGTCGTTGTTCGAGACCAATGCCAGGTTCTCGATCGTGGCCTCGGCCAGGTTGGTGGCCAGCGAGAACTCTCGCTTGGTCAACCGCCGGTCGGGGATGTCCACGACCTGGTCCACCGCGAGTTCGGCATATTCGCGCCCGATCTCGATGTTGACCCCGTCGCTCGTGCCGCCCACGTCGGTCCAGGCCGAAGACTGGGGAGTGGTGTTGACGGCGCTGTCCGCCGGCTCGGCTGTAGTGACGTAGCTGCCCGTGTATGCAGTGCCCTTGTACAGGATGCCAGGACCCTGAATCAGGTTGGCTACCGTGACGGCCATTCATCTCCTCCTTTTACGCGCGGTCCGCGCGGTCGGTGCCCCGACCCGGCTCGGTAGCCGCCGATACCTGACGATGGGTCCGCCAGGAGTCTTGTGTGCCCACTTCTTCGCGTACCGGCGCAGACGCGGGTTGGCAAAGAAGTAGCGCCATTGTGCTTTGCTGCGGAAACCCAGTCGGCCCGGGTGTCTGCTGCGACGTTTGGCCATCAGGTGAAGTCCTCTCTCCGCAGAGGAAACCGCACGTGCCTCAGGTCTGGGTGATCCTGGAGCCTCATCGTCGGCTGCCCAAAATCCCCGTCCGTGATCCGGATGACCCGCGTCTTGGGGAACAGCCACTCCATCTCGTTGCGGTCGGTGTGCACCAGGACCTTGCCGCCAAACGATAGCGGCTCGCCCGTCCGACCACCGAGCAGCACATATCGACTCATGCAATCACCACCGATGCGGGTATCCAGGAGAACTGTATGTCCAGGTTGTATACGGCGTACTGGCTGGGATCTGAAGGCACCCGCTTGGGCAGGGAGACCGCCTGCGCGGTACGCACGATCGCGCGGCCATAGCCGCTTGGCAAGACCAGCTCAACCGCCGGGTGAGGAGCCCAACGTCGTTGCAGCGTCGCCTGCCAGATCAGCTGGGCCAGATGGTTGGCCTGCCCCCACGGTGGCTTGATGCTGTTGGCCTTCATGGCGAAGCAGTTGACCGACACGACCGGCTCGGCGATCATCAGCTCTGGGTCGGGATTGCCCCCGACCTGCATGATCTGCACGAACTCGTCGTCTGTCCAGGGGGGGTCGGGCAAGGTGGTCGCCACCTTACCTGCAGTCAGCGGCACCGCCGCCTCCAGCCAGGCCTTGGCGACCAGTTCATCGTTGGGTAGTAGCGGCGTGGTCATCGGTCCGCCAAGCTGGCCCTGGCCTTGACCACCCACGGCGGGATCCGACGACGCTTGTACGCCGCCGGCCGCAGGTATGGCTGTGCTTCGGTGCCCGGGTGGTGCACGGTGATGCCCCAGCCGAAGGCGTTGGGAATCGGGTGGGGGCGAGTGCCGTACTCGACATAGGCTGGCGCATCGGCGTTCGGTGGCAAGCCAGCGCCCAGGGCGACGACTCGCGTGGCGTCATCTGAGACCACAATGTGGGTGCTCAGGTAGCCGGTGTCGATCGGTGCGTATCGGCGCGCGTCGTGGGCGACCTCTTCGGCCAGCCAATGGCGCAGTTCGCTCTGGATCGCGTCGATATGCGCCTGGGCGGTTGGCGCCGGTACGTACACTTTGACCACGCCGCGCTCACCACCCCTGTCTACCAGGCGCTCGATCTGCGGTCTGCGGTCGGTCTACCCGCCCGGTGGTATCAGCCCCGCCTAGCGTCCATTGTACAGGTCACGTCGTACGCGACAACTCGACCGAAATGTCCAGGGTGATCGCCGGGTTGTCGGCCTGATGGATCTCGGTCACCAGATAGGTCACACCGGTGCGCTCATCGCGCAGTCGGTCCAGCTTCTGGATCGGGGCGTTGGGTGGCAGCGTTCCCGCATAGGTCCGGATTACCCGGTAGGCTTGCTCGGCGGGCAAGAAGACCCGCCGGCTGGTTTCTGCAATAGCCGCGATTATGCCTGTGTGGACGGCGGCCGAGCTGCTCACCGAGTCGTTGTAGGCGTTAGTGTCCTCGCCCCGTACGATGGTAACAGTGGTGGTGGCGCGGGCCCTCACATCGGCATCCAGACCCGAGTGTCGTCATAGACGGCAGAATCGCGGGGGCCAAGATCTTCGGTGGCGTAGTCGTTCTGGTTGTATCGGCGCCGCACCCGAAGCGGTCGCAGGCGCCAGGTCAGTCGTCGCAGGTGCCGGTCGGCCAGGGGAGCCAGCAACGCCGCATTCTCGTGTCCCGGTGTGTAGTTGACCCCGTCCTGACTGACCGAGTCCACGTCGACGTTGGTGTACACGTCCGGGTGCAGCGACATCCAGGCAGCCTGATAGGCGACCGCGCGGTTCAGGCGCCGCAGATTGGTCGACGAGAGATTCTCGGTGGCCAGAAACGTCGTGCCGGAGAACAGTTCGATGATGTCCTGGGCCTTCACGAGGTCCGCATCGGTCACGGTTATGCCGGTGAAGGTTAGGACATCGGCGATATCGGCCCAGGCATCAACCACGACTTACCTCGCTTTGTGCAGGGGAATCTCGTATACCGCGTAGCGCTTGCCGCCCCTGGTCTCGAACCCGATGCGAGCAGCCGCATAGGCGCCCCCCCGGGGGCTGTAGCCCGCCGCCACGGCATCGTCCCAACAGCGCCGCACGTTCTCCTGGTGTACGCCGGTGGATAGCTCGCCGGGGCAATCGTAGTAAGCCTTGAACGAGGTGGGCGGTGGGGTCGGCTCGGACGGGGGCTCTGCTGCCGGAGCCGCAGCAGCGGGCGCAGCCGGCTCGGGGGCCGGAGGCTTCACGTCGCCCAACAAGTCGTCGTTGTCGTTGGCCTGCAGCCGCTCGACCAGCTCCGGTACCGTACCACTGACCGGCAGACCACGTTTGCCGGCCTCGTCCTTGAGCTGTTCCTTGTTCATGCTGTCGTAATCCACGCTCGCACCTCTCATCTCGGCCTAGATCTCCAGTTTACCAACACCGACGAAAGCCGAGGACCGGCTCTTGGGGTCGGGCCGAGTCGCCCCCACAAGCCGGTCCTCAGTTCGGGTACCCGACGTTAGTCGGTGATCCGCTCCACCACAGATGCGGCCATCTCGTGCGTGAGCACGAAGCCGCGCCGCGTGCGGAACTTGATCGCGTAGTCGTCGGTGTCGTCCTGCGCCCGAGCGTCGTCGGTCAGCGTCTCCGGTCCGCTCCGGTCACCGCGCTTGAGGAACCGCGCGTTGACGAAGAAGATCAGATCGTTGCCGGCCGGGCTGCCGGTGTTGGTCGCCGAAGTCTTGGCGCCCCGGCTCCAGGCGATCGGCACGTTGAACAGGAGGTCCGGAGTGCCGTTGCCCGGCAACCCGATCCCCATGCCCGGCTGGAAGATCGGCCGCCCCTGGGCGTCGACGCACAGACGCAGCGCGTCGCGCCAGCCCGGGTGGGCGATCACCAGCGAGTCAGCCGGCGACCAGTACTTACCAGTCTCGACCTTCTTGAACATCGACGAGAGCTTCTCGTAAAGCGACGTGCCCAGGGGAGTCGCTGGCAACGAGATGAGGTCGTCGTCCCAAGTGGTGTAGTTCGTGTCGGCGGTGTAGCCAGTGTCGGAGTTGGTCGAGCGCAGAGCGCGGTAGACCGAGGTGAACGGAACGGTGGTGCCGTTCTCCGCGCCAGTGACCGCGAGGCAGGCGTTGTCGAATACGTCCGCATAGGAGATCGCCCAGTCCACAC